GTTGCGGCTCTTGCGGTTACTGATACTGTAGCGGTTGCTGAACTACTATAGGCAGGAACATTTACCTTTTTTAAATTTATAAATTTTATATCTTTGGTTGACAATAGATCGTATTTTGAAACAATGAAAGGATTAGTCGCTAGAAAATTATTTGTTTCAAAAAAAGTTTCCTCATCGTTATCATTAATATTTGATATATTTCCACCATTTGGGGCATCTATTACTACTGCGCTTTGTAGATTTGTTTTATTCGGGACTCTTCCTATAAATTCCAATCCCGATCGTTTGGCTACTCCTCCGAATGGTAGGCTTATAAAATTTCTTAATTTTGCGGCAGACGAATAGTATATATCCGTATCGCTTCTTGCAAATAATTTCGGATTGAGTTCACCTTTGGTAAATCTTTGTTGGATAGTCTTATAGGGCATTATCTAAACCCACTATTTCTAGCATTAATAAGGGGTGAAGATTGTATGATGCGGACCGCTTTTTGTCTACTATCCGTTAATGATGCTTCCCCGAAAAGTCCACCTTTTAAATTATCAGATGGGGAACCATAGGCTTTTATAAATAGCCAATCCGCTAAAACTTTATCCCCTGTTATTTTAAAACAAATTTCTGAGGCAAAAGCATATTTTAAAAAATGTATATAAACACTACTATAATTGCTTTCATCGACATCATAAATGTATTCAACATATAAATCATCATAATTTGAAAAAATCTTATTTTCTCGTATTGAATAGTCTTTTACAATTACTCTACTTGTTTTACTTTGAAAAAGTTTAACCAATTGTAGCATGTCCGATGGAATATCATATGAATATAAATATATATCATCGGTTAATGAGGTCTTTCCGGAAAGTTGTACTTTTTTAGTAGCAAAAGTCCAATTTCTTAATGATATCTTTTGCTTTTTAAAATCGGGATATAAGGTATTGCAAGTAACTGCTTTTTCGCTAGAATCAGTAGAAAAATCGGATACTATTTTACATCCGATCAATAATAATGCTCCGTTTTTTATATCATCTGCAATAGTCATATATCACCTTTGGGCGAAAGGGGCAGGAAACCATTAAAAACCTGCCCCCTTCTATATTTTTAGACTAACTTATAACCGATTTTAAAGGTTAATGATGTTCCGCCAGTAAAATCGCTTCCAAGTTTGCCAACAACAATATTTTTATCAAGTGTTACAGGCGCTCCAAAACCGGCCCCTAAAGTAACATTTGAGTCTGTTGATTTGATTATAGCACCATCAACTAAACCCGCTTGTGCAATACTTGCCACATTTATAGGAGTACCGTTATCGTCTGTAATTTCGACAGATGTTCCTGTCTCGAATGTTCCGATAACAGATATTTCTAATGATACGGGTTTTATTTGTTTACCTAAAACAAAAGGAACTATAATTTTACCGCCAGTATTAATCTCTGCTTGAGTAGCTGTAACTACTGATAAATACTGTTCAATAAAAACTCCGATACTAGATGAGGCCGTAACGAAGTATTTTGTAGTTCCGATGGGTGTTATTCCATCAGGCGCATAATTCATTACTTCTATGATGTCGCCTACTGATAATTTTGAGTATTCTTTATTAAAATAACCAAGTGCGGTAACATCATCGCCGGCATTATTTCCATATATCCATTTTGCGGGGGCAACGCCTCGTTTGCTTTGTCCTCCGACTGGATTAAGTTTTGTTATATCAAGCATATATTTTCACCTCCTTAAGTGATTGCGACTTCTTTGTTTTTGATTTTCACAACGCCTAGAGGATCGATAAGAGCCGCGCCTCCGGAGAATAAACCGTTTACCAACCACGATGTTTTTTCCGGAACGTAATTTATTTCTGTTCTCATATCGATACCAATAGCTAAACCAATTGCTTTCTTTTGGAATGCAAAATTGGTTCTTATATCGTAAGCGCCGGAAGTATCTAACGGAAGTCCGCCTTCGTCTCTGTTTGCGATCATTTTGAAGGTAAAGCCAACATAAGTGTTAACTTGTCCCTCAACGAGTGTTTTTACGGTGTTGTAGTCTGAGCTATTGACCTCGGTCGTTCCTAAGGCATAATACAAAGCATCTGCATCATGAACGAAGTAACGATCTTCCATATTTACGGCATTTTTATTAAGGATATTTTGTGCTTTCCTTAATTTGGCGAGTGTCCAACCTTCGTTATTATCGACAACAGTTTGAGTAGCTTCATCTAGTTTATCAATAATAATCTGGTCGAGTCTTCGGCCGATTGCGCTTGATATAGCGGATACAAGCTCTTTTTTTTCATCGAAATTGACTGTTTGTTGTCCGAATATATCGGAATATTCCGGAGCGTTCCAGTCTTCGATTAGAGCCGTATTTTGGCTAAACTGCAAATTCATTGCAGTTACGTCGGTGCCTCTAATTCTTCTAGTGGCTACGCCTTTACCGAGTAAAGGAAAGTTATAAGATGCTCCTATTACGCCTGTTCTTAAACGAACACATTCGCGAAGTCGCATCTCGTCTTGATACTGTTGTTTTACATCAGCATCAAATTGTGCTATTTCTACTTGTGAAATGGATTGAGCCATGTTCAATCTCCTAATATTAAATTTATAGTTTTTTACCCAAATAGGCCTATAACTTAATATCGGGATGGCATGGCCATTAAGCCGAAGTTAAGGGTTTGGTTATTTTTTTTAGACGGGGCGATATTCTGCTATGCCGTCATATTTCTTATATAAAAAAATTTCATGTTTGTAAATACCTATTTTCTAAAAAGCGAGGCATCTATTCTTTCTGATCTTCCGGCCTTAATTCTTTTTTCCATCAAATCTCTTTTTTGTTCGTCTGTATAGGTTTTCCAATTTTGAGCTATTTCAGCATCGCTAGGAACTCCTTCGACTTTTGTGCCAGTAACAGGGATAAATTCTTCTCCGGTGGATTGACGTATTTTATCGATAGCCAAAATATTTATAGCTCCTGCATCTATAAAGCCTATAAGAGCCTTTTTTTCCTCTTCATTTAATATTCCGGATTTATATTTAGAATCAATGAATTGAACGGCATTAGAGATAGTTTTTTCGGGATTATCTCCTAATTTAGCTAATTCCGTTTTTTTAAATTCTTCGTTTTTAGCTTCTATTTCTTCTGTGGTTAATGGCTTTTCTACCATTTTTTTGTCAATTAACATCTTGAAATAGCCATTAAGAAAACCATCGAATTGTGGTTGGCTTAATCCCTGTTCTAGGGCTACTTTTTTAATTTCATCAATGATTTCCTTTGTTTTTTCATTTTTTTCTAATTCAAGGGTTTTGATATCTTCTACTGGAGAAAAGCTGTATTCCTCTGCTTTTTTAGGTGGATTTACTCCTTTTGAGATTTTTTTTCTAAAGTCGGTTGCTATTTTGGTAAGTCTTGCTATCTCTTCTTTCGTTTTTTCGGTATTAAATACATTTTTTTCAGCATCCCACAATTCTACTGATACACCTTCCGGAATGATTGTTTTTTTCTCCATGTCAGTAGATTCGGTTTTAATGTTTTCTTCTGTAGATGTTTGCGTGTTTTCTTCATTTTTAGTAGCAAGGGACGATAATGTATTTTGATTAGCTGTTTCTGTATTTTCGGTCTGTTGATTTTGTTCTATATTTTCCGGCATGATTAGGCTCCTTTTCTTCTATCTTCTGCTTTTTTGATTTTTTTTTGAATTTCGCGAACTACATAATTTTGTCCTTCTCTTACATAGCCGTATAATATTCCGTTTAGTCCTAATTCCGGAGAACATACCCTAGCATCCAAAAATGTTTCTACTAGGAAATTAAGGGTTTTTTTTCCATCCGGAGTTTTAAAGGTATTAAAAAAAGCATTTTCTATTTCTTCTCGTTCTACTGATTGCTTTTTTTCTACCTTTATATCACTATCCCAACCATATGGATTTTTATTTTCTTGACTCATTTTTGATAACCTCTGCTTGTGTTTCTTGAGTTAATTCCTGTTCTTTTTGATTATTTATTTGAGATTGTATATTTTGCAAATAGGTATCTCTATCTTGTTTATTTCTTAAAAATTTAGCAGGAACGCCGGATTTTTGACCTATATATTCTAGCATTTCATCTATTTTATAAACACTTTGAGCTATTTCCGGATTTATATTATAGGACAATTGTATAGCATTGGATATCGACTGAAGTTCTTCTAAATCCTGTTGTTTGGCAATTGGGGATGTTATTTTTATTTTTATTAAGTATTCATCCAAATCTTTAATATTGAAAATTGCTTTGTTTGTTTGTGGATCTTTCGGGATAAATCCGGATTGCATTAAAATATCTATGGATCTTATTACTATTGGTCTAATCATTTCTTTCATTATTCTTCCGAAGGCCGCGCCTATATCTATTTGTAAATCTCTTATTCTTTCTGCTATTTCTGTGGCGCTTCTTACTGGTCCGGATAAGGAGGGTAATTGTGTGTCAAATGTGATATTTTTAATATCCATTTTGGTTTCTTCCATTTGAAATTGTTCTAAATTTACATCTCCTCCAACTGGTAATGGCGCGATAGAAGGTCCGTTTGGTCCTCCGTTGCGCTCTACGATATTAATTGCTCCAGGGTCTATAACAAATTTATCCGGATCTAAAATACCATCATCAGCGGCGGTAAATGGAGGATATAATTTTAAAGCAAAATTTCTTATGGAATATTCTTTTATTTTATTGAGCATTTTCATATCCGGAAGTGCTTTAATTGCAGGACCACGTCCGTTTGTTTCTTCCGGAGTTACGCTCCATCTAGTTATTACCCATGGATTTGTATTTAATTTTCTTTCGACTATTTTTTCCTTTTTTTCCATTAAAATTACTGAATATATCCATTTTTCTAAATCATAATCATAATAGGTACATTCAAGTAATTCTTTTTCAGTAGTTTTTTCTTTTGGAGATGGGGTATAATCTGCATCGTCCCATTGTCTTTTGATTAATTCATTTTTCAATTTAAATTCTCTAAAAATGGTATCTATTTTTTTGTCGATTCCTTCTTCAAAAAAAACATTTTTATTCGGGATAGCGACATAGCTTATTGGGTTATTTTTATCTTTTCCTTTTTGAATCAATAAACATGCGGTTCCAACGAATAAATCATAAAAAAATTCTTGTGTAGATATATCAAAATTAGAGCTATGAACAATATGAAAGAATAGATCGGTAACATTTTCTAAAAAAGCATTAACATCATTTTTAGCTTCATTTGGTATTAATGGTCCGGCTTCTAATTTCATCCATTTTAAATTTGAAGGTACAATACTTTGTTGCATTTTATTAACAAAATTATCAGCGGCTTTAACTCCGGCAGAGCTATATACTTGATATGTACGATCTGTTCCTTCTGATGTAGTTTCATATAGGTTTCTTTCCGGCATAAACAGACTGTACACATCTTCATATAGCGAATGCCAAAGCTGATGTTTAGCTTTAGCGTTAGAACGTTTAGATAATATTTCTTCTATTTGCATCATTTTTTTAGTATTTTGGCTAGCGCGCTAAAAACACCAAGTACGTTTTTGTCGAAATCTCGAACGTAACTTGCTCCTGCTCCTCCTGCCAAACCGGCAATTATTGCGGTTTTCCATTCTCCATTTGCTATAAAATTATTTAACACTCCGGCTATTAATCCTATTGCTAATGGAATTATTTGATGTATTGCTTTTTTATTCTCTAAATCTTCCGTTTGAAAGATTTTTTTTATTACTCCGGTAGCAAATGGAGCTACTGCTGTGATTAATGGTATAAGTGTACCTAGGTTCATTTTTTGTCTCCTTATCGGGATAATCCAAAGTCCCTCTTTTTGATTTTTGCCATTCTGCCATCTTGGTGATGCCAAACAATACCCTCTATATCTTTGTTTTTAAGATAATTTTTTATACCTTCAAAGTCTCTTGGGCAATCTTCTAGCACAGTAGCTTTTGAGTGTTTTAGTAGCGTTGGCGTTCCAAATTTTTCGATGTCGCCCTGACTTCCTTTGCCTAAAAGTTCGTATGTTCCATTTTCCTTATTTTCTAAATTGTTAAATGCTTCCCTAAAATATTTGTCCTGCTGATCCATTTCGCTTACTTTTACCCATCCTGTAAGTTTATCGGTTATGATATCGTGTTCTTCTAAAATAAAATCTTTTGGGGTTGGAGTGATTTTTTTTATTGTTCTTCTTTTAAACAAAATACCATCTTTAATCATACAACAACATCCATCG